TCCCGCCTATCCTGTAAACTCAAATTTAAATCGGGTTCTAAATTCATAAATTTTTCATATTTTAAAACCTGTTCTTCATTGAAAAAGTTTAAAAAGATAAATCCATTATATCTTTCGATATCTTTTTTTATATTTTGAGTTTCCATTATCAAACTTTTTATTAAGTCAATTTGTAAACTATTTCTAGCAATTTTTGATACTGCCTTTATTTTACTGTTCATTGACAACAACCCCAGTCACTACTAGTATCTCGTTACTACTTACTGTTATATTTTGAATATCGTTATTAATTAAAACTTTACAATCTTCCACACCATTAATAGATAAAACTATTTTCTCAACTCTGTTAATTGATAAAATTTTCTGATTATTTAAAGTATAAAGTGCTGAATTATCTTTTATCTGCTGATTTATTCTAGAGATAATCAAATCAGATACATCGCTTAATTTTACTCCAGAACTTAATATGATCCTCACACTTATTTCAATATCTTTGCTATCAAAACTTGCTACAGTAACATTAGCTCCAACTGGTCTACCATCGACCTGTTCTATCCTATTTTTTACTTTTTGTATTAATTCATTGTCGGCTACACTATTGTTGTAATTGGAAATTCTTACCTTTACTGTTCCATTTCCATTCCATAGTGGTTCAACTAATACCTCACCTACTCCATCCACTTCTTTTGCCCATTTCTCATAATCATAGACATTACCGCTATGTGCTGGCTTTAATATTCTTTCTTTTGCTCTCGATATTAAAATATCGTTAGGCTCTTTTTCATATCCGTTCATAAAAGGTTTTTCATTAGTTACTGTAAAAATATTAGCATTGGAAATTTCAAAACTCACTATCTCACCAATAGCACAATTTCCAATCTCTCCCCTTTGTAAGCATTCCACTATAGCAATTGCTTTTTCATTTGATAATATTGTTGTATCGTAAAGCAGTCGGTACTTCGTCCCATCTGTTTTTAATACTACTGTTCCAGCAGGTATTGTGGTATTAGCTTTTCCTGTTATTAACACTTCTCCTCTTGCCTTAGTCCCTTTTTTTCTAGTCACACCAAAAAGCATTGCATGATAATCTACAAATTCATCTTCAGTAGCTGTATCAATAAATGTTTGATTAATCCAAAATTCCAGTAGTTTATATATTGCTTCAGCTTCTATTCCGTAGACGCTTGCTATATCAAAATTAAAAGTTCCCTCAATTTTAGAAAAACTATTTTTTAAATTGGATAAAAACTTATTCCTTGCTTCTATTTTATTCACTGTATAACACCTCACTTTCTCCGTAGACGGTAGAGACATTAAAAGAAACTTTTAAATTATCATCATCATTGTTGTAGTTTAATTCAAAATTATAGCAGTCCAAAATATACGGATTAACTAATAAGCAATCTTTAATTTCCGAAATAATTAAAGCATTTTTTATACTTTCCTGATAAACCGTACCAATATGTACATCTAAATCATTTCCATAACTGTCCGAATGTATTTTGTAAAAATTTCTTTTAGTTTTAAGTGCCTTAAATATCCATACCTTGAGTGCTTCATTTCCGCTTAATTCAACAAGGTTATTTCCATTTCTCAAAGGTTCCAGCGTATCAAAATTAATTGCATATTCTTTAAAAAGAGGTAATTCTTTTTTTTCTTTTTCTGTATTTTGATTTAAAAACAATTCTTCAAAATCCATATCTACACCCCTTCTATTGCACCACTTGGCATTTTCACTATTTTACTAACCACCACATAATTTATTCCCAGCACCAAAACTAGCACTTCATCTCCAACTTTTAAAGTGTCTTCAAACCATATATCCTTGCTACTTTTGTAAGTTCCAGAACCTTTAATTGTTGAATGGTCGTGGGTGTGTGAAGCAGGTCCATTTCCTATCGCTGTTTGAGTTGTAGCATTAATAGTTATTTCATCAATAACACCGTCTATTTTATAAGTTCTGTGATAATGCGGTAATAAGAAATTAGAGCAGTAAATCTGCTCTGAAGGTATTTCCACATTATCAAATTTTATTTTTAATTCAGGCGGTGGACTAGTTACACTAGCTCTTATAAAATTGTTGGATTGCTGTTGCACTCCATTGTCAATCATATCGTTAAGTATTTCAAACATGCTCATTATTTAGCACCTACCTTTTTCTTATTTTTCTCATTTGTCTTGCTTTTCTCACCTTTCTTGTTTTTCTTGCTCTTTTTACTTTGTGATTTTTTCGATTTTGGTTTTTCTTCAAATTCGGATTTATCCATCACATTTTCAAAAGTTAATTCTACATCACAATAATACATATCATTTTCCCAAGTATGCGTATCATTTTTAACTAAAAAACTACCAACAAGGTTCGTGTGTGGCTCGTGTATTCCTATTGAATAACCGCTTTGTATCAAAACATTACCAAGACAAGTGATATTTCCTGTTTTTTCAACACTTTTCAACATCTCTTTAGCATTACTGATATTATCCCTATCTTTGTCATACTGCATTACTTTTTGAAATAATCCGTATTTTTCCTTGTCTTCTTTATTTTCTACTTTATCTACTATTTGTTGTTTTTCTTTTTCAGTTTTATAAATAACAATTTGATTCACCATTTGTTCAATATCTTCACCATATTTAGAACTTTTTATATCTTGCTCAGAGTTTAGCATAACATCTGCCAAACTTCCTTGTTCCACAACTTCTATTTTTCCATCATTACTAACAATAGAATATATTTTTTTATCTTTTCTATGCTGAATCGTATAAGCGTTCAAAATTATTTGATACCCACTCTTATTAACTGCTGGATAAGTGCAATCCACTTTGTCTTCAGGTATATTCCCAACTTCCAATTTCAACTCTCCACAAATTTCTTTTAATATTTGTGATGGCTTTTTCTTATTAAAGTTTTTCACAAAATAGTTTTTATTAAGATATATGGAGTTATCAAAACAATTAAAAGTCCTAATTTTACTATCTCCAACAACTTCAACAGAAAAAACTTTACCAATAAATAATTTATCAGCATCAACATAGAATTCCACTTTATCTCCTAAATTAGCAATTTGATTATCATCTAAATATTTTACTTCTAATGTTCGTGATGTTCCATTTATTCCACCCTTCCAAATAATTCGTTCAAATTTTTTTATATGCTCTTTATCATTAATCACAATCTTTAACATTTCCAAACTTCCTTTTTAAACTTTAATCAAGCTATCAATTTTTTCTTTTATTTTATTTTTTAATCCGCTCTTTAAATTTTCAAATCTCTCTTCCAGTTGATACTCTTTAATTGGCGAAGTCTTCCCAGTATGTCGCTCATAAAGTTCATTAACATCATCAATCAATCTTGTCTGTTTCCGAGCTTCTATCAAATCAATTGTAATATCAATATCTCCTGTTCTCTCTATTATTTCATATTCCAACTGTTCAATATAACATTTAAAATAAATACTATAATTAGCACTTACCAAAGTTAAAACTTCTTTATTATCTTTATATTTCTCCAATTTTTTTATACCACTCATCGGCGAGTGTGGATTTAGTAAAAAATTAAAAAATTTAGATTTTTTAGCAGGTAAAAATGTAGAAAAATTGACTTTTTTTATGTTTTTTTCTCCTATTAACGCTACTTCTCCAACATCTAATATCTTTACAACTTCACTGTTTTGACTGCTCGTAATTTTGAAATCCGACGGTGGAATCACAAAAATAAACGGTTCTGTATCGTGCAATAACATAAATATTGATCTCATATTGAAACTCCTTTCTTAATTATTGCGATGCTTGAATTTGAGCTTGTAAATTTGACATCATAGTGTTATATGTATTTTGACTAACATTCTGTGCTATCTGTCTAGCTATACTCTCAATTTTTGCTGTATCATTTATTGTTATATTTGACAATTGTGCAGCTATTTGTGCATTAGCCTGATGATTTATAACTTGTTCTATTGATACTGGTTGCGGTATTGGCGGTTGCATTGTGCTCAAACTAGTATTCAAAAGACTTGGCAAACTATTTAATGGACTTAATCCAGAACTGATAGCATTAGTTATAGCGCTCGGATCAAATGGTTGTAAGG